GTCAACCAAACAAACAAGTGATTTAAAACGATGTAATAGTTTATTTAATAGGGAAGGGGTAGTCAGTCTAGTAGTAGGGGGACTATCTCTGCTCCAATCTGTACTGCTCTAGACTGAAGAACTCTAAGACTGTGCTGGTATTGTATGGCTTAGACTTGACCCACGGTTGTTAACTGCGTAGTGCTGTAGTACTGTAGAGTCTAATTTAATTTATTGTTAGTTGTTTGCCCCTAGTATTATTTATTTGTTTTGTTTATAACAATCCATGTGATTTAGGTAACAATTAGATAACAGAGCGTTACAAGTGTTCTGTAACAGGGTTAGTAATAGTGTAGGTTATTATATTAGCAAGCCTGCCTTATGGCTTGCCTGTTAATTGCAACCCCCTTTGGAGGGGTTGCTTACTATTACTATTATTAATACTAATAGTATTATTAGGATAATTAGGTTTATTATGGCTGCTAAAGCTGGAGATCAACACCATACCAGACTTCGGCAAATTGAAGATCAAAGAAAGTTTATTTCTTTTCTTAAGCAGGGCATCGATATGGATTCCGCCCTTGCTGCTGTAGGGAAGAAAAAGACCGCCCTTAGATCTTGGCTCCTAGATGGGGAATTCGCGGCGCAGGTCGAGGAAGCCTCTAACTTTGGGTCAGATGCCATTGCTGCCTCACTAGGTGAGAATAAACATAAAATTGATTTTGCCACGTTCTCCAGAGAGTTCTTGAACACCGAGGTATTCCCTCATCAGCAAAACTGGATTGACGTTCTTGAGGGTCGAGACCCGACGTGGCAACACCCTTCGATGATCTATGAGCCAGCTAACCGCCGTAGGCTTTTGATCAACGTGCCACCTGAACATGCTAAGTCAACCACCATGACGGTTAACTATGCCATGTACAAAATTGCTCTAAATCCTAATATCAGGATTGTAGTCATTTCCCAGACCCAGACACGCGCCAAGGAGTTCTTGTACTCTATCAAGCAGCGCATGACTGAAGAGCCGTGGCTTAAGATGCAACAGGTCTATGGTCCTCCAGGGGGCTATAAGGAGACGGCAGACCAATGGACTGCAGACAGAATTTATCTCGAACGCGACTCAGGAGAGAAGGACCCGACGGTTCAAGCTCTTGGTATTGGACAGCAGATCTACGGTACTCGTGCGGATCTAATCATCATGGACGATATTGTCTCAACGACAAACGCGCACGAATGGGAGAAGCAACTCAACTGGTTGCAGAAGATGGTCGTTACCCGTGTGGGTTCGACTGGGACTTTGCTGATTGCAGGGACTAGAGTTTCCTCTGTAGATCTATATAAAGAAATTAGAAATCCTGAACACTGGACTGGCGGTAAGTCGCCTTTCACTTACCTAGCCATGCCAGCTGTTCTTAAGTTTGACGATAAGCCTGAAAAGTGGCAAACCCTTTGGGCTAGGTCTGATAGACCGCTGGATGGGGCTGACGAGTTTGATGATCCAGAATTACTTACCCCCGATGAAAACGGGCACTTTGTAAAGTGGGATGGTAAGCGACTGTTTGAGCGTCGTAGCGAGGTCAGTCCCTCCACGTGGGCACTTGTTTAACAACAGCAAGATGTTGAGGAAGATGCAATATTTCCACTTCCTGTTGTTAATGGTTCAGTAAACCGTATGCGCAAAGTTGGTAAACTTAACTTTAATGCTCCTGGGCATCCAAGTTCTCAAGGTTCTTGGTTTGTCATTATGGGGCTTGATCCCGCCATGTCTGGCAAAACTGCAATGGTTGTCTATGCGGTTAATCGAGAAACACAAAAGCGATATGTGCTTGATGTGTATAACATGGCTGAATCTACACCACAGAAGATTGATAGTTTAATCAAGGAATGGGTGGAGATATACCAACCACAAGAGCTACGCATTGAAATCAATGCTTATCAGAAAGCTTTCTCGCTTGATGATCAACTGCGAATGTGGCTTGCTAGCCGTGGTACTGCGCTTCGCGAACACTTTACTAGCAAAAATAAGTGGGACGTTAACTTCGGTGTAGCTGCAATGTCCTCATTGTTTGGTAGTATGCGAGACGGTAAGTTCAATAGAGATAACCTTATTGAGCTTCCCGATAATTCTAATGAGCACGTTAAGGCTTTGGTCAACCAGTTAATTACCTGGAAGGCTGATACCAAAGGACCAACCGACTGTGTTATGGCACTATGGTTCTGTGAGATTAGAGCAAAAGAATTAATTCAGCAAAGTAACTTTAGAACGGCTCACGCTAACAACAAGTGGGCAACAAGAAGAAACGTTGCCATGCAAGGTGTAGTAAACCTTGATGAAATGGCAATGGAAACATTGTCAGGTCTATACTAGGAAACTAAATGGCATTATCAACTGAGCAAGTTACCAATAAGGTATTGGCTCTTACGCGCAGGTACGCCGAGCGTGACTACCGAATGGCAGACATTACTGCTGTTCGTCGTGGAAACATGGAATCCGTGTACCCAGACATGTTCCCTGAAGGTATGTCACGTCCGATGATTGCCAACTTTGTTGATGTTGCTGCTCGCGACATTGCCGAAGTTCTTGCCCCACTTCCATCTTTTAACTGCTCAACCGCAAATATCAATTCGGATAAGGCAAAGAAGTTTGCTGACAAGCGAACCATTATTGCTAATAACTACGTTGAGTTTTCTAATCTTCAGACCCAGATGTATACAGGTGCTGACTGGTACTTAACCTACGGTTTCTTGCCAATCTTTGTTGATGCTAACTTTGATGCAATGATGCCACATATCCGCATTGAAAATCCAATGGGTTCTTACCCAGAGTTTGATCGTTTTGGTCGCTGTGTATCTTTTACTAAAAAGTACATTAAGACTATACGTGAGTTAATTGTTGACTTCCCCGAATACGAACGTGCAATTATTGGTGATCTTGGTCGCGATATGGCTGACCTTGACAACAACATGGAACTAATGCGTTACGAAGATGCCGATCAAGTGGTCTTGTTTCTACCACAACGTGGCAATCTAGTTCTTCGTAAAGCTAAGAACCCAATCGGCAAACTATCCGTTGTAGTTGCCCGTCGTCCTGGACTTGATCTAGACGACCCACGTGGTCAGTTTGATGATGTACTTTGGGCACAGATTGCTCGTGCTCGCTTTAGTATGTTGGCTATGGAAGCTGCAGAAAAATCTGTACAAGCTCCATTGGTTCTACCTAATGACGTATCTGAATTTGCCTTTGGTCCAGATTCAGTTATTCGTACCAACAATCCTGCTGGTGTACGTCGCGTAGCTCTTGAACTACCTACTGGTGCATTTACAGAACAACAACTACTTGAACAAGAAATGCGTATGGGTGCTCGTTACCCAGAGGGAAGATCAGGTAACATTGATGCGTCTATTATTACAGGTTCTGGAGTTCAAGCACTTCTTGGTGGCTTTGATTCGCAAGTAAAAGCTGGACAACAAATCCTTGCTGAAACATTCCAGAAGGTTATGGAGCTTTGTTTCCACATTGATCAGACTTTGTTTGATGAAGAAAAGAACATGGCTTGTGTTTATCAAGGTGCTCCATATGAACTTAGCTACAAACCATCTAAAGATATTAAGAGCGATTACAGCATTCAAGTTCGCTACGGAGTTATGGCTGGACTTGATCCATCACGTGCGCTTATCTTTTCGTTGCAAGCTTTGCAGGCTGGATTGCTATCCCGTGAATTTGTAATGAGTGAACTTCCCTGGAGTATGAACGTTGGACTGGAAAAAGATCGTATTGATGTTGAGCGAATGCGTGATGCTCTTGCTGGTTCTATAGGAGCATTAACGCAAGCCATTCCACAAATGGCTGCTAATGGGGCAGACCCTTCAGAGATCATTGAAAAGATTGCTACGGTAATTGACATGAAGAAGAAGGGTACTGCAATTGAAGATGCAGTAATGGAAATCTTTAAGAAAGAAGAAGGCGAAGTAGAAGAAGCTGAAGGAATGCCAGAACAACCTGAAGCTCCTGAGGGAATGCAACAAGGTGCTCCAGCACCTGCAGCGGGACCAGAGGGTCAGCCAGCAGGACCACCACCAGATGTTGCTAGTATCCTAGCTCGTCTTGGTGGCGGGGCATGACAGACGAAGAACGTTTAGCTTTATTTAGAAATAAATTCAAAGACCTACTTGATGAGTATGGTAAAACATTTCATCAAGATGGTGCGTTTTGCACTACATATTTTGTTACTGCAGAATTTTTTGATGGTGATGGTCAATGGTGGGCAAGCACAATATTTGACGATAAAGCACCAATATGGCATGTAACTGGATTAATCCAACATGCATTAGAAAATGATTTTGTTGATGAAGAAGAAGAGGATTAATTATGGCTCAGCAAGGTGGTAAACGACCAGTTCGTACTAAGTCTCAAGCTAAGCCTGTATCGGGTCCAGGTGCTTTGTCACAACGTACTGATATGGTTGCTAGTGATCCAAATGTTTATGGTGATCGCAAAGCTACTCAAGAACTAATGTCAGCTGCTCCTATGGCTAAAGCTCAATCAGTTCCAAGTGCTCCTCCAATTACTTCTTTGTTTGCTCCAACTGAACGACCTAATGAACCAGTTACTGCAGGTAACCCACTAGGTCCTGGTCCAGGACCAGAAGCTCTTAATCTTCCTGCACGTAGTTTTAGTGCCACACAAATATTAAGTCGTCTTGCACAAAATGATCCAACTGGAGAAGTTGAAATGATTTTACAGGACCTTAGTTCCAGAGGCATTGTATAGTGACTATTGGACCGTCTGAGCAAGACAATCGTTTTGCTCTACCAGATAATTTTACTAGGCAAAATGCTTTTGGTGAACCTACTTCAGATCCTAGTGCTGCAATTAAAAGATCTTTAAACCCAGTTGTTGCCCAAGCTAGTCCTGGACTTTATGCTGCTGGAGCGCGTACAAATCTTACTCGTGAAGAACGCAACTTAATCGAGGGTTGGGCATCAATTAAATCAACTCACGAACAGTTGATGAGAATGGATAACAAAAAAGCTGCTGCAGAGTTTGCTAAGTTAGATCCAGATTGGCAAGCAACTTTACAGTCATACTACAAGGTTGATTACGGTCAAAAAGTATCTAAGGATATGCTTGTTGAAGATCCAGTAAAAAGAAAATTACTTGGCATTGATAATGGCTTAAGTGTTGGAGATGTATTCAAGTCTCCATTTAGATTTTTATTTGCTGCTGCAGAACAGTACACAAGACTTTACAATACGCCATACACAATGGCTCAAGAAGCTGCAATTAACCGAGAAAACTTTTGGACTCGTACAAATTTTGAAGCTTCTTTTGATGGTGACTTTGCTTATGACAATAAAGAATTAGATAAATTAGTTAATAAGCATGGTAAAGAATTAAGTTTTGCTGCAATGCATTTACTTGCTGGAAAAACTCCTGGTCAAATTATTGACGCTTGGGGTCCAAATGATGGAGCTATTCTTGAAGCAGTTAATCAAGTATTTAACGAGCCAGATAAAATTGCAAGCCTTATGGATGAATTTGATCGCGCACGTCTGTCTCCTGGTCGCAACGTTGCGCGTTGGGTAAATAAATCTTTTGGCATAGAATCAGAAGAACATCCAGATTGGTTTAAGTTTGGATCTGGTTCTATTGACTTTGCATTTCAAATTTTTGCTGATCCATTAACATACTTAACTGCTGGTGCAAGTAATTTAGGTAAAGCTAACAAATTAACTAAGGCACTTATTTCAAGTAGAGACTCTATTGAATATTTTGCTAATCCTGCTGTTGCTCGTTACTTTGCAGGTTATGGTGAAAAAATTGGTGAGTATGCCAAAGCCATGGAAGCTAAAGATGCAGTTACTGCTGGCAGACTTAAACAAGAAATTTCTAATAAGTACAAAGATCATGGAACAGATCAAGATATTGATTTCTGGGCTAAGGCTGGCGTTACTGACTATGATTCATTTAAGGCTCAATTTACAAATCCAGATTCACAAAACTTTTCAAAATTAGTTCAAGGAAGAGTATCTGGTGTTGCATTTTCAAGAGAGACCGCTTCGGTTGCTCGTCCAGGTAGAGAACTTAGTTTGCGAGCAAAAGAAAAAATTAAAAATACTTTTCTTGGAAAACCTCGGTGGGATGAAATTGATGAACTTGAAACTTCAAAGTTACTTAGAGATTTAGATGAAGGCAATCTTTCAGATGTTGAAAAAGTAATTCAACAAACTGGTTCTAAAGGTGGCGTACTTGATAGAGCAAGAAAACAATTAGAGTATCAATTTTCTTTGCATCCAGGATTCAAGGGTGTATTTGTTGATGATGACAATGTAGTTAAAACTCTTGAAACAGTTCGTCAACAAGCTAACTTAGCTTTTAAAGACAAAACTCTTGCTCATTTATTTACTGAACATTTTAGAACTTCTACACAAGAGCAAAGAATTTTTCTAAAAAGAAATCTTGATGAATTAATTATACGCAGCACTGGTATCCTTGGTTTGCCAGGTGGCAAAGAGTATATGAAAAAGCAACTTGATTTTCATTATGGTACCGACAATACATTTACTGCTGGCAAAGATGCAACTCGTCCAGCACACTTTGGTGACTCACCAGTATCTACTGATGTTATGGGTCCACTAGGTCCTAGCCAAATGAAAAATCAAATTGGTGGTCTTGACT